ATCTAGACACGGTTAGGGCGAAGAACTTTTCCACCAACACGGTTGAAGTCTTACCGCACAAGCGGACCAGGGATCCGCATCGAGGAGCCAAGGCTGTGTATTTCGAAGGAGAAAACGAGAATATTGTTTCTCCGTCAAAGATCATCCGCCGTGCGAAGGGTGGCCCCGTAGACTTACGGCCTAAAAAGCTGATACACTCCGGCATCGGCGCTATGGCACGACAGGTGATGTGATGGGCAAGCTGAAAAACAAACAGATTGAAGAAGACGACAAGGAACTCGAAGAGCTTCGCAAAAAGTTCTACGATCCCGGTCCGGGTGAGACTGATTACTCCGAGCAAATGACGTTTGAGCAGTACATCAAGCGTATTGGCCCCCGTAAAGCGAAGGGTGGCATGGTCAAGGGTTTCAGCCCTATTGCTCGTCCGCAACGATTTAAAGGCGTATTTTAATGGCACTTCCTCCGCAGATGGTTGATATGGCGATGGGAGCCGGTGGTCCGGCAGACCAGATGCCTGAAGAGTTGATGGTCGAACTTCCCGAGGAGAACATGCTCCCCGACGGCATTGAGCTTGCCGGCATGGAAGAGATGGTCGAGGTTCAGGCCGAGATGTACGACCACAACGCAAATCTTGCGGAGATTCTTGACGACTCTGTTCTTGGCACGTTGTCTTCCGAGCTTCGTGACAAGGTTGACGACGACAAGGAGTCGCGAGAGGATTGGGAAGAGGCGATTGCCAAGGGCTTGAAGCTGCTTGGTGTGAATTACGAGGAGCGTAACGAGCCGTTTCTTGGTGCGAGTGGTGTGCATCATCCGCTGTTGAGTGAGGCTGTCACGCAGTTTCAGGCGCAGGCGTACAAGGAAATGCTGCCTGCTGGCGGTCCTGTAAAGACGCAGGTTATTGGTGCGGCAACTCAGGTCACTGAAGATCAGGCGCAACGCGTCAAGGACTTCATGAACTATCAGATTACGGAGATCATGGAGGAGTATGACCCGGACACGGATCAGATGCTGTTTTATCTGCCGCTGACGGGTTCCACATTTAAGAAGGTCTACTTCGACGCCGGCAAGCAGCGGGCTGTTTCGAAGTTTGTCCCGGCGGAAGATCTGATTGTTCCGTACTCGGCGAGTGACTTGAACACTGCCGAGCGTGTCTCACATGTAGTACGTATGACCGAGAACGAGCTTCGCAAGCTACAGGTCGCTGGCGTGTATCGGGACATTGAACTTCAGGCAGGAGATGAAGACGATGATAGCTCGATTAGGCAAACTGGCAACGAGTTGCAAGGTGTCCGTCCATCATATGGTGACGATGTTCACACACTACTTGAAATCCACACAGAAATTGATCTTGAAGGGTTTGAAGATGTTGGACCCGATGGTGAGCCTACGGGCGTTAAACTACCTTACATTGTCACTGTGGATGAAGATTCAGGACAGGTTCTCTCAGTGGTTCGAAACTATCGACAGGCCGATCCTCTTCGTAGAAAACGACAATACTTTACCCACTATAAGTTTCTTCCTGGGTTTGGCTTTTATGGCTTTGGCCTGCTTCATACTATAGGGGGCTTGTCACGTGCAGCGACATCTATCCTCCGCCAACTTATCGATGCGGGCACTCTTTCGAATCTTCCTGCTGGCTTTAAAGCTCGTGGTGTTCGTATTCGTAACGACGATGAGCCGCTTTCTCCTGGCGAGTTCCGTGATATTGATGCTCCCGGTGGTGATCTTCGGAATGCTCTTATGCCCCTTCCATACAAGGAACCTTCTGGGACACTTGCTCAACTACTGGGCGTTATCGTCGATTCAGGAAGACGCTTTGCCCAAGTCGCCGACGCAAAGATCGCAGACACTAACGCACAAGCTCCCGTCGGAACCACAGTTGCACTGATTGAACAGGGATCGAAGATCATCTCCTCGATCCACAAGCGTCTGCACTATGGGCAGAAGCAAGAGTTTCGTCTTCTTGCCGAAGTGTTCGCCGACAATCCGATGCCATACCCATACTTCGTCGGGCAGAACATCCCGCCGGAGATCATGCAGCAGGACTTTGATGGCCGCGTGGACATTCTACCTGTGTCGGATCCGTCGATTTTCTCGATGTCACAGCGCCTGTCGTTGGCACAGACGCAGATGCAGTTAGCATCGCAGGCTCCGCAGCTTCACAATCAGTATGAAGCGTATCGGCGGATGTATGATGCGTTGGATGTGAAAAACATTGACGCTATTTTACCGCCTCCGCAACCACCGCAGCCTGTTGATCCGGCTACAGAGAACGCAAACGCTGTGAAGGGCATGCCGCTTCAGGCGTTCCCAGATCAGGACCACGAAGCGCATATCATGACACATGCTATGTTCTTGTCCTCGCAGGTTGGCGGCGCCAACCCGCAGGCGTTTGTTCTCTTACTATCACACGTTCAGGAGCACATTGGCATGCTGGCACGTGATCAGGTCATGGCGTTCTTCCAAGAAGCTGCCAAGCAGGCTATGGCCGCAGGTGAGCCGGTTCCGCAGATAGCGCCGGATCTTGTTGAGTCCACCGTGGCGCAACAAACCAGTCAGATTATGCGTGACATCATGCCAATGCTTCAGCCGGCACAGCAGCAGGATCCGCTGGTGGCCATCCGCCAACAGGAACTGGAAAACTCGCAGGCGGAAATTCAGCGTAAGATGATGAACGATCAGATGGACTTCCAGATTGATCAGGCCAAGCTGCAACAGGCTTTTGATTTAGCGCAGCAGCGTCAAGCTCTACAGTCGGACATTGCTGAAGCACGGAACGATGTCAACGTATACCGCATCAACACACAAGCTGCACTGTCGAGGAACCAATGATTCAGGCATTGATTGGACCTATTGCCTCTTTGGCCAGCACATGGCTCGAGGGCAAGGTTGAGAAGACCAAGGCGGAGACCGGCGCGAAGGTTGCCAAAGCCAAGGCCGAGGCTATAATTATGGAGAAGAAGGCTACGGGCGAGATTGACTGGGATCTTGAAATGGCTCGTGGTAGTCAGTCGTCTTGGAAGGATGAATGGCTTGTAATCTTGTTTTCAATACCGCTCATTCTGAGCTTTATACCCGGTATGGAGGGCGTGGTTGCAAATGGGTTTGAGCAGTTGGAGCAAATGCCTCAGTGGTATCAGTATTCCCTTGGTGTTATTGTTGCTGCTTCTTTTGGCGTACGTAGTGCTACCAAGTTTTTTGGTAAAAAGTGATGCTCATGTGGGATATGCAAAATCGCACCACACCAGAACAGGCGGAGAAGAATCGTGGCCGAAGTTACGATGGAAAGATTTCTGCGGTGGAAGATTCTTCCTCGTTTGATGATGATAATGATGTCGATTTCGGCGTGGAGAGTGGTGGAGTGGTTCATGACCCTTCCGGATCCGACGACAGCACAGGCAGGACTGGTGAGTGTAGTCACGGGGGCCATGACCGGTGCATTTGCGGTATGGCTGGGACACGAGAAGGGTGAATAGACAATGAGACCGATGAGACCACAAGTAGGTTTTGAACTTGCGAACCTATCTCAACCACCTGCATTTGCCCTTCCCTCGCAACGACCGATGAGCATAAGCATTTTCGGTGGCGGGATGCCGGGTGGCGGGATAGCTAGTTTTTTGCAGCCGCTTAGTAATTACTTGCGTAATCAGGTGTCACAGGAACAGATCGATCCGTTTATTCAAGAAGTGACTCAAATGGCTCAAGAGCGTTTCAATCTACAAAACGGTGGTTCATTTCCCCAGACTTCTGTAGACAGCTATCGCAGGCCCGAGATAGAGTTGCTGCCGAGCAATTTTGGACCAGACACAGGTTTTTTACGAGATAAAATATCATCCCCAGCCTTTCCGACCTTTGGTCAACAAGCGAGGTTATTTTGATGGCGCGTCCACGTATTAGGCAGTTTGCTGATGATTTAGGAATCGGGTATGATGATGCCAAGAATCTTATTACCAAGGGCCGTCGGCGCAAAGACGGTGGCTCTCAAGTGCTGGAGAGCAACATGGAAAAGATGAAGAAGATGCAGATGGGTGGTTCTAGCACTCTCTCAAGCATTCAAAATGAGGTTGATAAAATAAACAAGTCTTTCAGAGATGAGGCTGCGCGAGTAGGTCGTATGGCTGACATTGTGACGAGAGACACGGAAATCGATGTCGATAAAAAAGATAAGAAGAAAAAGAAAGGCGAAAGGACTGACGGGAGAGGTGGGGTTCCTGGTCGTCCTACTAGTCAGACAACAAAGCGTAAAAACTATGCTATGGGCGGAACAGCAGACGTAGATGCATCTTCGCAAGCTCGTGGTGCGGGTGCTGCAATCAGGGGCACTAAATTCTCAGGAGTGTACTAAGTGGCTCAGACTTTCCGCACAGATCCCGATACGGGTAGAACGGTAATCAGTCAGGACAACGTCGTTGGTCGGCAGATGGCCAGCGGAGAGCGTATCGATAATCGTTTCGCAACGGACGATCCCCGTCCTAGCTATGATACAATGAACGCTCCGACACGTCCCGGCACCGGGTACATGTCGCGTTCGGAATTTGAGTCTTTGTCGGGCATGACGGAGACGAACCCTTACGGCAAGAAAGGTTTTTTTAGTCGCGTTTTTGGAATTGATCCAAGCAAGGTTGACTACACCAATAATCTGGGTCCGCAAGGCATAGAAAACGTAAAGATTCAGGCATACGACAGGTTTATGAACCCGTTTGCTCAAGAAGATGCCTTTGGCCGACCTACGATGGGAGCTAATTTTTCACAGGGCACGACCAGAAGTGGTGTTCGTCCGGGGGATCAGACAATTTTTGGTCCGGCGGCATCGGGCCAAGCAGAGGGCATCGCCAGCTTTTTGCAAAACATGCCTGGAATATTTGGAATGGCTGGTCGCTCTATGGCTCCAACCGTTATTCCGGGCACTGTAGGCAGTGACGCTAGAGGTCAAGACAGAGGGATTTATGACTTTAATATCCCGGACAACATGGATCAGTTGGTTTCTTCTGCGCTACGACAAGACGCGTTTGACGCTCGTGATCCAGCGGCAATTCTTGAAACAATTGATCGCGGGATATTTACGACCGACGACGATAGTCCAAGTGGCGCAGTAGACTATGATGGTTATCCAGAAATGTATGATCCATTTGCCGTTCGAGGAACGGTAGATCGTGGGATCTTTGAGTCAGATGACGAAGCTGCTGCCTTTGAAGAATTGACTGGAGTGCAAACTCAAGTTCCGGTTACAACGGCAGAAATCTTGGCGACACCTTCTGCCGTGGGCAGGATCCCTGGATACATAGATCCTGTGATAGATCCCAATACCGGGATGGTTATACAGGGAACAGGGGTTGTTCCGCCACAAGGACCGCAAGTTATTCAAAACATTGGCACCGGAGATCCAGGCACCGCTACGATGAGTCCGAGGGATGTGCCAATAGACACCACCGTTTTTCCTGAAGACGAGGCTCCTATAGACCTGACAGCGGGGGTGGGTGAAGAACTTTTGGGAACCAGATCGACAGCAGCCATAGACAGGTCTGATGATCCTGCTTTTGCAAGAGTACTTCAATCCATGCTTGGGCCGGCTGATGTTGCTCAGATGCGGGACCGAGACGCTAAAATTGCTGCGATAAGGAACGCTCTTGTAGCACAGGGTATGAATCCGACATTGGCGTCTCAAAGAGCCAGAATGCAGGTAGGTGGTTAAGATGAAAATTGAAATCAAACTAATTCCAGACGGACTCGATCTGGCGAAAGAGATTCAAGACGGTATGCCGATTGATCGCATGGTTGGTGCGGGCGGTGACGCGGGAGAGTCTTGCCCTGCTGCCACGCAAGACATTGATCTTAACCTAGAAAACAGGCAAGACGCCATCGACAATCACAACTATGGACCGTTGAATCCAAATCTTGACGACACCGGCAAGAATGATAGCTTTTGGCAAAGCATAGCTGACACATTCAATACAGACATAGAGGCAGCGAAAGAAAGTCGCTGTGGTAATTGCGCTGCTTTCAACGTCACCTCAAGGATAAAAGACTGCATCGCCAAGGGTATTGGAATGAATGATGGCGCTGATCCGTACGAGTCTGTCGAAGCCGGAGACATTGGGTATTGTCAGTTTCTGAAATTTAAGTGCGCCTCGATGCGCGTGTGTGACGCTTGGGTTTCTGGTGGTCCGATCACCGATGAAAAGATGGCGTCATAATGGACGTTGTGAATTTTCTATCAAGGTATCAGAAAACCTTGCAAACACGGGTAGATGACATTAGCATTTCCCTGACTAGCGGTAGTGCATCTGATATGGAATCATATCGTGCTATGGTAGGTGAGATTCAGGGGATCACCTACGCGCTAGAAGAGTTACGCTCCCTGCTAAAAAAGGTGAATTATGACGACGCTTCTAGTCCCTGATCACGTTCTCCGGCAACAGCAAGCCAAGAAAAAAGCTGAAGAAGAAGCCTCTAAAAAACCTGCACTAGATAGGATCCCGCAGCCCACCGGCTGGCGGATTCTTGTCATGCCTTATCAGGGCAAGGCCAAGACTGAGGGTGGGGTTTACGTCCCCGACCAAGCCAAGGACCGCGAAGCACGTGCCACTGTTGTGGGGTATGTGATTCGTCTTGGGCCACTAGCCTATCAGGATCCGGACAAGTTTGGTCCTGATTGCAAGCCGTGGTGCCAAGAGGGTGACTGGGTTTGCATTGGTCGGTACGCCGGATCGCGCTTCCAAATTGAAGGCGGCGAGGTCCGTATTATCAATGACGACGAAGTCATTGCAACCATCATCGATCCCGATGATATCAAGACATACGGAGCCTAGTATGCAAAATAATCTTGCTGAAAAGGAAGAAGAAGGCGTAGAGATCGTCACGGCTGATGAAGAAGAGCAGCAACCAGAAGAGGTTTCACGTGAAACATCTGAAGACGCCCCGGCGGAGCAGGAAGCGAAACCGGATGAATTAGAACAATATTCGGAGTCTGTTCAGCGTCGTATTTCGAAGCTGACAAACAGATTTCGTGAAGAAGAGCGTCAGCGTCAGGCGGCTATCGACTATGCCGAGGCGGTCAAGAAGCAGAATGATGAGCTTCGTGCTCGCATTGACAAACTCGATCAGTCTTACGTGGGTGAGTTTGGAAACCGCGTTGAGTCAGATGCCGTTGCAGCCAAGGAAGCATACAAAAAAGCGTACGACGAAGGTGACGCTGACGGGATGTTTGAGGCGCAGCAGCGGATTAGTCAAATTGCGTTAGAACAGGCTCGTTATCAGGAGGCCAAGCGCCGTAACGAAGAGCGTCAGCAGCAGCCGGCTCAACAACAGCCTGTACAGCAACAGCCTGTACAGCAACAGCCGGCACAACCTGATCCAAAGGCCGAAGCGTGGGCAGGGAAAAACGAGTGGTTTGGCAACGACCAGACCATGACATATGCAGCTTTTGGTATTCACAGACAACTTATTGAGGAAGAGGGGTTTGACCCCACCTCCGATGAGTATTATAGTGAGCTTGACAAACGTGTTCGCACGGAGTTCCCGCACAAGTTCGCGGAAGCAAAGCGCGACACCGGACCCAGAGTCGCTTCTGCTGGGTCAACGGCGTCAAAGTCGTCGTCTTCAAAGGGGCGCAGAACAGTCAAACTGACTCCATCGCAGATTGCGATTGCGAAACGATTGAATGTTCCGCTCGAGGAATATGCCAAGTACGTAAAGGAGTAAAGTTATGGCTGATAGAAAACCACGCGAAGCGACAACTCGCGCAAACACCCAGCGGCGCAAGCCCTGGACCCCGCCTTCGAAGCTAGAGGCACCTGAAGCACCGGCTGGTTATCAGCATCGTTGGGTCAGAACCGCCATTCGTGGTGAGGACGACAAAACCAACGTACACTCAAAGCTCCGTGAGGGGTGGGAACCAGTACGTGCAGACGAGTACCCCGAAATGGGAGATCGCTACCCAGTGATCGAGGAAGGCAAGAATGCTGGAATTATCGGCGTAGGCGGCTTAATGTTGTGCCGTATTCCAGAGGAAACGATCGAAGAAAGAACTGAGTATTATCGGGATCAGACCCGCAACCAGATGCGTTCCGTTGACGAAAACCTTATGAGGGAACAACATCCCTCAATGCCTATCCACAACGATAGGCAAAGTCGTGTAACTTTCGGAGGAAAAGATTCCTCCTAACCAATGAGGTAGAGCAATCTCTTC